TAATCCGCTTTTCAATCAACTTGGCCAGCCGGGCCTTTTTCTTGGCAATCGCCTCAGCAAAATCCGGGTCGCCTTGTGCCTCCAGCTCTTTGATCTGCTGCGTCAGCGCTTGTTCACTGCTGCAATCACCGTGAGCGTCGGGGTGATTGCACAGCGCAAGGGCCAGCAACTGTTCTTTGTACTGCCGCAGCTTGCGCCAAATCGCGGCTTCCACCACGTCGGCACGGATTCTAGTTTTTTTGGCGCCAACGCAATCGTTGCCATGACAAAACAAATACCTGTAAGTCTTGTCTTCAACGTGCTGGTAATACAAGGTCTTGCCGCAATTCCCGCAAGACACCAGCCCGGTCAACTTGCCCACATACTTTGGGCTTAAAGCGCTGCGCGTTCGGTTGCGATGATTAGACAAGATCTTAATGATCTGTTGATGCTGCGCTTTGCTAATCAATGGCGGATGGCAGTCAGGATAGATTTCTCCCCAGTCCCAAGGTTGCCGCATCCGCTTGATTAATTTCCCTTTGCTATCGCGCACGGCATAGGTTCTGCCATACACGCGATAGCCAGCCAGCGTTGGGTTGCCAATCCACCGACGAAAACTGCAGGGATTGTTCAAGCTGCAGCCCGGTATCTTGACGGCATCCCGCAACAGCGGCCTGATCGTTTGTTCTTTTAAGAAACGATCAACCAAGGCTCTGGCTTGCGGCGCTGTCTCTGGATTCAATTCATAGTTGTCGCGTTGATCGTTGTAGCGATAGCCAAACGGGGCATACGGCCCCAACGGCACCAATTTTTTGCGGTGAAAGGTTTTGCCATGGCGCACCCGCTCGCTCAGCCGGTCGCTCTCAGCCACCGCAAAGCTGATCAGGATGTTGGCCATCAGCCGCCCGCTCGGCGTGGCCAGGTCCAGCGAGTCGTCCAAGGCCAGCAGGCTGGGCGTGTCAGGTGCGCTGAAGTAGGTCAGCAGTTCTGCGCCATTGGCCATTGAGCGGCTGAGCCGGTCCAGGCGGGTGCAGATGACCCGATCCAGCTCCCCGCGCTGGCAAGCGGCCATCAGACGCGCCAGCTGGGGGCGGTCATCCCGTGTCCCCGACATCACCTCGACAAACTCGATGGCCTCGTGGCCAACGGCAGCTGCACGCAGTCGATCTAATTGCTGGGTCAGGGCATTTTCTTGTTCATCGCTCTCACTGGAGACCCTGGCGTACAGCCCAACCCTCATAAATTGCAGGCTTTAGGCTACGCTAGCAACTAGCCAATCTCACCGGGATGGGGTTGGCGTCCCACCAACATCCCGAAAACCCGCATGGACACTACCGTTTCAGCCAAAGCCGCCGCTGCGTCAAGCGGCACAACTGACGCAATTGAGCGCCGCCCCCTGGCTCGCGTCATCCGTGACAACCTGCAGGGCAGCGGGGACAACCCGCTCGACTGCCTGGCCGGAGCCCGTGAATCAATAACTGAGCTAATTGCCTTTTTGTTGGACCATCACGAGCTGCCCGAAGCAGTTGCATTGGAGTTTGAGGCGGCCCTGGCCCACGTGGCTGCTGCCGAGGCCCACGTGCGGATGGCGGCGACCCGCTGCGCCTGATCTGCATCAGATCCGCGCTACTGCGGCAGCCAGCGCTAATCAGCTCTATGGTTCCTCTACTGGCTAGCCAAACTCTCCGGTTAGCCCTAGGAGGTCCCGATGCCCACCGCAACTGCTTTCCGCGCACCCAAGCGCGTCTGCATCACCGTCAGCTATGCCGTTGCCCAACGTCTGGAGCGCCGCTCCGGGGAAGAGGGCCGTAGCACCAGCAACTTGGCCGCCTACCTGCTGGAGGTGGCCCTGGACGCCCTGGATCCCAAGCCCAACCCAATCACCAAACGCTGGCCCAATGGCTGAACCGCCGCCCCGGACGACCGGGGCTTTTTTGTGCCCACACCACCGGTAGCGCTTTGCAACCCATGGGACCCATGCGACTAGGGGCCGAAGTGTTGACCCTACGGCTAGCGCTGGCTAGTCTCTCCGGTAGCTGAGCGCTACCGCTGCACCACTGCAGCGCTACTGCATCGCCAGCTCAGCGCTACCTCACAACTACATGCCGTGCCACAGCTGAATTTCATGATTCCGGCCGATCTGCTCGACAGAATTGATGCCGCCAAGCCCGACTTCCTAGACAGGAAGGGCTTTATCTGCCTTTTGCTGGCTCAACAGCTTGACACGCCCCTTACCCTGGGAGTACCGAGCGCAGCCGGGACTCCCTCTTCTTCTTCTATAGAGAAACCTATAGAAGAAGAATTAAAACCTATAAAACCTAAAACCAATACGCGTGCGTGCGCGCGCGGAGCGGACCCCTACAAAGCCAAGGCGATCAGCGTCGATCTGGTGCCTTCTGACCTCCTCGATTGCCAGCAGCTGTTGCCCGAATGGTGGGCCGTCAAAAAAGGGGTGCGCTCAGAAGGCGTCTGGAGGCGCGTCTGCGGCAAGCTGCGTGGGTGGACCCCTGAACAGCGCCGGGAGGCCCTGGAGCGGGCCATAGCGAGCGGCTGGGGCGATGTTTTTGAGCCCCGTGCCATTAGGGCTAATTCGCAGCCCATGACGGCTAGCGGAACGCCCATGACCCTGAGCGATCAGATCGCCGCCTCAGCCCTGCGCAAAATCAAAGCCATGGAGGCGGCCAGTGCCCCTCTCTTCTGACGCGTTCATCACCACCCTGGTGGGTCTTTCCGATGCGTTGCCCCGTGGCAAGCGCATGAACGAGGCGGCCTATGGCCTGCTGTGGACCACCTTCCCGGCGCGGGCCAAGGAGCTGCTCACCCCTGAGATCTGGCTTTATGCCGCCGCCCAGCGCCTGCTGGACCCTGATCCGATGGATGAGCTGCCGTTACCGCAGCAGCTGCTGCAGTACGTGTTCCGTCTGGAGAACGGCCGGCCCAACATGGCGTGGGGCCTCAAGGCCGATCTGAGCGAGCGCATGGCACGGCCTGATCTGTTCCACGTGCAACCCGTGCCCGGTCAGCTGCCGGCAGCGCCAGAGCCACCGGTGACCAACCCGCTGCTGCAGGGGGCGTTCTGAATGCAGCGATCAGGACCGCGAAACCCCTGCCCATGCTGCGGCAGAACAAAGACCTCCCATTGCGCATGGGTGCTGAATGGTTCTGATGAGGACTTGATCCTTTGCCATGAAGGCGAGCGCTGGGGGCCACCACCGGGCTTGTCAATAGGCGACACCATCGAGATCAACCATCGCTCTTTTGCGCTGACGGCCGTTAGGGGTGGCTTTGCTGGCAGTGCCCACGCATTCAGGCCACACAAGCCCAAAGAGAAGCACCTGCATCAGCTGCCAAGACAGATTCGCAAAGCCAATGAGGCAGTACTTGATCTAGCACCACTAAATGCGGTTTCACTTGAAGATCAATTTGATTCATTACATCGAGACATAAAAGTTGCATTTAGCCCGTCAAAAGGCCAAGACATTTACTGTCTACTGAATGACCTTGAGTGTTTACGGTTCAGAGCAGTCAATCTGCTGCCTCGTTTAAAAAGGGCCCAAAGGTCAGACCCTACACTGTGTCCATTGGTTGAAGAGCTGTCATGCCTGTTGAGTCAAGTGCAGGCAGAGGTGAAGCATCTACAACGCTGCTCTTGCAACCCTGTTTACGCACAAGCGTTTGAAAACATTTCAATGCCAACCTTAAAAGATCACCAGTCCCACTGGGCTTATTGGCAACAGCAAAAAGCATTGCGTACTCATCCTTGGGTGATCGAGTCAAAAGTAGCTAAAGAGCAATTCTGGTACGACACTGATGACTAAGCCTCTATCCCAAATCTCATCTTTGCAAACTATTTTGCAGCGCGGCATCAATGCCGGCTACTGGACCCTCGAAACCCTCGACACACCACCAGCCGCCTACATCCGCGAAATCACCGCCGCCCGCAAGTCCGAATACTTCAGCCCCACCTATCAGCCACCCATTCCCTACCGCAACCTCCTGCGCTCCCATGACGCCCCTGAAGCCGTCCAGCCCATCAGCCCCAGAGATTTCGACGTGGCTGCAGCCACTAGGGCTAACGAGGAACAGCCAAACATGGACCTACTCCCTCAGCAATGGCCACCAGTTCCCCGTGTCAGTCACCAGCCTGATCAGTGCGGTCACCAAGACCCCGGAGCAGATGGCCCAGATCATGGCAACCAAGGAGAGCTGGGAGCCACGCGGGAACACCTGCCATCAAGCCCTCGAAGCGATGGTGAACAATCGCTGGAACCCGTCCCCACCGTCAGCCACAGCCTGCTCGGCTGGTGACTACAACGACTGGATTGAGCCGATGCTCAACTCACCCCTCTGGGAGCGCATCACGGTGATCGGCTCTGAAGTGATGGCCTATTCCATGGCCTACAACGTTGCTGGCACGGTTGATCTGGTGCTGCAGTTTGCGGACGGTACGCACGGCATCGCCGATCTCAAAACCCAGGGCAGCAAATCAGCCAAGCCCTACGACACCAAACCGCAGCTGGGCGCGGGCGTGGACATGATCGGGCAGCACTATCGGTTGGTCTTTAGCCGGTGTCTGACGCTCTGGTCACGCCCTGGCAGCTTCGAGATTCAGACGCACGATGCGCAGGAGTGCCTCGATGCCTGGCTGGATGTGGTGGCGCAGTACAAGCTGCGCTTCAGGCCTTGGTAGCCGCTGATTAGCCGCACCTAGTCCGCCCCCGCTAGCCACCATGGCACCATTGCCCTGCCGGGACGGCCTGAATACAACACCCTCACGGGGAATAACGGCGGGTCGTGCGGACCATCGGAGTCCCGGCACCTAACAATCCGCAACACCCCTTGACCGCTAGCGTTGGCTAGCCTATTGTTCAAAGCACGGGGGCGACCCCACCGCACAGCAACCCATGACCTTCGCGTTCGTCAATCCCATCTGGGATGACTACTGCACCACCGAAGAGCTGCCAGACACCCTCCGCGACCTGATCGCTGCTGGCCTGCCCTTCACCATCACCGCCCTGCCGCAACAGCACCACGAGCCCGAAGCGCCTGCCGATGGCATCGAGTGCCTCACCGCTGCCGAGCGCAACCCTTCGCTCTGCCGTTGATGACTAGCACTAACAAGCCTCAACCCCCAGCCTGGCTCCTGCAGCTGGCCATCACCGATGACACCCACGAGGAAGACGCCATCGACTTCCTCGATGACCACCGCATCCCCTACGCCTCCCACAACCGCAGCTTCCTGATCACCCTCGCCTACCAGAACGGCTGGAGACCCAAACCATGAGCCTCTACGCCATCACCTACCGCTCCGCCTACGACAACCAACGCCTTAACACCAACCCCGCCACCGCCAACCAAGAGACCCTCCTATGCGCACCCTCCGCCTGGACCACCCAGCAGGTGATCAACGCCTACCTGCAACACCACCCCGGTCAAACCGTTCTCGCCTGCACCCCAACCCATCCCCTCGCCGCGTGACATCACCCGCCCTTCCTGCCTGCATCCCCACTGCAGCGCAGCAGCAACGCCTCAACCGCCGTCAAAAGCGCCGCCGCACCCTTTCACTCCGCCGCACGCAACTCCTTGAAAACCTCATCCTCTTTGCCTTCTTCACCCTGTTCTTTGCCATCATCACCGTTGCCGCGTTCTCTTGAAGTCATCCTCGATGACCTCACGGAAGCACGGGCATGCAAGATTGCCGCTGAAGATCGCGAGGAGCGCTGCCTTGACGAATTGGCTGCGCTGGTGGAGGCGGGTCTGCTGGATCTCAAGGAACCGCTCAGTTGGAACGACTGGACCATCTCCCAGCGCTCCCGCAAGAGCTACTGCTACCCCGATCACATCAGCGAACAGCGCGAAGCCCTCAAGGCTGCCGAAAAACTCACCATCGCCTTAGGCGAAGCCGAAGTGGTGGTCACCAGTTTCTTTGAGATACGGCAACCCAAAGCATGACCGCTGTTGCCATGAAGGAACCCTTGCCGCCCTACGACCACCAGCCCTGTTGCGTCGTCACCACTACCGGCAACTACCTCACCATCAACAACACCTGGTCACCTGACCCCGCCCAGGCCCGCATTGCAGAGCGCTGGTTCATGGAAAAACAAGCCATGAGCCACAAAATCCCCACCGTGGTCATCAGAGCCAAGTGATCACCTTCACCGTCGCCGGCATGCCCCCTGCTCCGCAGGGCTCGAAGCGCCACGTCGGCAACGGTCGCCTCATTGAATCCTCCAAACACGTCAAACCCTGGCGTTACCTCGTCTCCCAGGCCGCCGTCGCCACCAACCAACCCACCATCACCTCCCCCGTCTCCCTCACCATCACCTTTCTGTTCCCACGCCCCAAATCCCACTACACCACCAAAGGAACCCTCAAACCCTCTGCACCCACGCACCACAGCACCCGCCCCGATGCTTCCAAATGCCTGCGCAGCACTGAAGACGCTCTCGTGGATGCAGGCCTGCTTCAAGATGATGCGCTCGTGGCTCTGGCATCCATCTCCAAGCGTTACTGCTGCCCCAAAGAACACCCCGGCGCCATCATCACCATCACTCCCCTCGCGGCAACCTATCCCAAGCACCAGCCTTCCCATGGAACCCTGGTCAATCGTTGCTGATCACCCCGATAACGGTGAACCGTTTGGCCTCATCATTGACGCCAAACACACTTTTGCCGAAGCCGAAGACATCGCCCGTCAGCTCCTGGCATCCTTCCGCCTCCTTGGCGCCTTCCTCCCAACCCGCCGCCGCTCCACTCACGGCCATTACCTTTTCACCTACACCGTCAACGCCAAATCCAACCGCTCACGCCTCGCCACCATCTGGGCATCCTCCTTCCAAGACGCTGAACTGCGCCTCAATATCCTCGCGGCCGAAGGCATCCTCTTTATGCCCGCATCTGGCTAAACTAGGCAGATGGCAAAGAAGTCAACCAACGTAGAAATAGACGACCGCGTAAATCAGGTCTACGACCTGTTACTTAGGGCCTACAGCAGAAATCAAATCGTTCGACACTGTTCGGAATCCTGGAACGTTGGTGAACGTCAAGCAGAAAACTACATCGCACGTGCTCGTCAGCTCATGCAGCTTGACGCCGAGCTGGAGCGCCCCCAATGGCTCGCCGCTGCCATTGCTCGCCTGCAGGACTACGAACGCCGCGCCTCTGACTCCAACCAACTCAGCGTTGCCCTCAAGGCCCTGGAAGATCAGGCCAAGCTGCTGCGCTTTGAAATGAGCTGACGGGCAACTTGCCCTAAACGCTTCAGCCCATGGCTCGCCGGTACGCAAGGGACAACCGTGGGCGCTTTGCGTCGTCAGGCTCTGGCGCTACAGCCCGTGGTGGCCGGCTCAAGACTGCCAGCGGCAACAAGCGTGCGACACAGACCATGAAAGCTGCTGGTGGGCCCAAGGGCACCATTGGCAAACCCAAAGGATTGAAGCCTGGAGCAATCAAGGCCAAGCCTGCCAGTAAGCCACCAGCAAAAGGCCGCCGCAAAGGGATCGGCCCTGACAAGGTTGCAAGAATTTCTGGTCGCGTGAACGCTGTCACCGCCGGCGCGGCAGCTAAATCAGGCGTCAAGCGCATGAACGCCACTGAGGTTGGCGTGAGGGCCAAATCCTTTCTCACCCGCAAGGCTGGCGGCATGAGCGGCATGGTCGGCAAAAACTTTGCCGAACAGCAGGCCGTGGTCCGCAGCGGATTGACCAACCGCCCGCGCTACAGCACGCAGAAGCCCAACCGGAACAAGCCGCTCCGCTACAACGCCCTGGGCCAGGACAAGGCCCGCGCTGCTACTCAAAGGGCAAATCAGCCGCCGGCAGCTTCTAAACCTGCAGCCTCTAAGCCTGCAAGCAGAATGATTGGTAGGCGTGAGTTGATTGGTCGCAATACTGCTACTGGCAAAGCTCCTACAAGCGCCAAGGCTCGCCGTGTCGCATCGACAATGCGCAAGCCCGCACCTAAGCCTATTGCTTCTACTTCCGGCCGCAGGCAGCCATTGCGCGGTGGCGCTGCATTTGCTCGAAATCCCAAAGGATTCAAGGGACTGCCTGTTGTTGGAAGAACAAAGCGCGAATCTAGAGCCGTTCAAAAGTTCAGACGCGAATCAATACTTGAACGTACCCGTCAATTTGGCACGCGTAAAAATCCCCGCATCCAGCGCCAGCAAACCGGCATGAGTCAGCTCAGCCTGATCGGCAAACCCAAGGCCTTGGTGCGCTTCAAACGCCGTTAAACTTGCATTGCCTAGCCCTAGTCCATGGAAGCCTTCATCGCCCAGCTGGAAGAACTGATTGAGGCCTCAGAAGAGGTCAGCACCGCTGAGCTGATCGCTGCTCTTGAAATCACCAAGCAGTCCCTAGTCCTGGCCTGCCTGACTGGCGATGAGGATGACGATGTCGAAGCCTGAAGTCACCGCTGTGGGCCGGCTGCTCAAGCCCAAGGGCACCGAACCGCGCATCCATCACGTGATCGCGGTCAAGCCTGACGGCACTGTGCGCACCCTGATCAGACGACCGGCATGAGCCTGCTAGCCGGTCTCTGCAAGCCCGAGCCCATCACGGCTTTTCTGGATACCGCAACGCAGCCGCGCACGCCTCAGTCCTTTCACACCTGGCTGCGCGAAGTCTCACCCGATGACAACTGGGACTGGCCCCACCTCGCCCATATCCGCTCCTACCTCGACGCCATCACCGCTGGCACCCTCAAGCGCCTGATCGTCACCGTGCCACCGCGCCACGGCAAATCGCACCAAGGCACGATCCGCTACCCCGTCTATCGCCTGGAACAAGACCCCACGCAGCGCGTGGTGATCGCCGCCTATTCCCAAACCCTCGCCAACACCTTCTCCCGCCAGGCACGCCGCATCGCCGCCCAGCGCATGGAGATCAGCTCCGACCGCAAAGCCGTGGAGCAATGGGAAACCCCCGCCGGTGGTGGTTTCCGTGCTGTTGGCGTCGGCGCTGGTATCACCGGCCTCGGCGCCACGCTGGTCTGCATTGATGACCCGGTGAAGTCCCGCGAAGAGGCCGAATCCGAGGCCTACCGCGAACGCGTCTGGAACTGGTACCGCGACGACCTCTACACCCGCCTCGAACCTGGCGCCGCCGTCGTGCTCACGATGACCCGCTGGCACGAAGACGACCTCGCCGGCCGCATCCTCAGCTCCGACGACGCGCCCAACTGGACCGTCATCAATCTGCCGGCCATCGCAGAAGAGAACGACCCGCTTGGCCGTGCCCCCGGCGAGGCCCTGTGCCCGGAGCGCTACGACCTCGACGCGCTGCAGGATCGCCGCCGCGTACTGGGTGAATACGGCTTCAATGCCCTCTTTCAGCAGCGCCCCGCACCGCCAGCCGGTGGGCTGTTCAAGCGCTCCTGGTGGCAGACCTACCGCGAGCTGCCGCAGCTAGAGCGCGTCATCACCTCCT